GACGGCTTCTGGCCCCTTCTCGCCCACAATTGCCAAAGTTGGAGCGGTCACAATGCCGCCTGTGGCCATCTTGCGTACTCCGCTTAAGCCGCCTTCTGCGGCTTCTTGTGCTGCACCAATGCGTCCAAGCGATATGGATTCAATGGTTGAGACGTTGTCAACGAATGGAATGGCGTTGTATGCCCTGATGAGCGCGTTAATTGCTTTGATCCATGTGTTAGCCAATGTCTCGAAGCCGCCAATAATGAAGTTGATGACGCTGTTAACAATGTTGCGGAAGCCCTCAAACTTTTTGTAGGCGATCGCTAGTCCGACGACAAGCGCGGCGATGCCGGCTGCAATAAGTGAAAACGGATTGAGAGCCATTGCAAAGTTGACCGCCATGATTGCTGTAGCGATAGCGCCGATCGTGCCGGCAATGGCTAGGAATGCGCCCGGGTTATCTTGCGCCCAGTCTGCAAACTTTTGCACTACTGGAAGGATGGCTTCTACGGCTGGGAGTAGTGCGGCGCCGATTGACTCTTTGGTTTCGTCGATTGAGTTGCCAAGGATCTTCATGCGGCCTGCGGCGGTTTCTGCGGCTGCGGCCGTGGCTCCTCCGAAGGTTCCGCCAAGGACATTCATAACGTCGTCTAGGGATGCGCCGTCTTTGATCATTGCTTTGATCTCTGGCGAGAGTTGTCCGAGCGCCTTAAAGTTGCCGCCGTACGCTTTGGCAAGTGCATCGGAGACGGTGGCTAGGTCGCGGCCTGAACCTTGTGCGATGTCCTGTGCGAGCGAAAGAGCGCTGTTGGCTTCTGCGATGTCTTTGGTTCCTGTAAGTAGCCGCTCAAAGGCTGGACGAAGTTCGCTGTCTGCTGTGCCAGACGCCCTCGACATGGCGGCAATGACGTCTTCTTGTGCAGCGACTTGTTCTTTTGATGCGCCTGTGACGTTGCCCATGATGAGCGCAAGGTTTGCTTGTTCGGCTGCGTCTTCCATTGCTGCTTTGGTTGCGCCTGCGAGGGCTACGCCTAAGCCGGCCATTGCTGCGGCCGCTGGGATTGCTGCCTTTTTGATAGCAAAGTTTGCTTTGGCTCCGAAGCCTTCTAGTTGCTTAAATTGGGCGATCGCCTTCTTCGCGCCCTTTGGATCGTATTCGCTGATGATTGGGAGGATGACGGCCATGAGTTACCTTGCGCTTAGATCGCGACTTAAGGCTTCTCCGACGCGGGCAACGATCCGCTCCATCTCTGTCTCAAGTTCGCTTTTGTTTGCTTCGTATTGTTTCCACACTACTCGCGACGGGTCGCCATATTTGGCTGTTAGTGCCGCGCCCATTTGATTACTTTTGGAGAAGTCAAAGAATGCGGCGGCGGCGCCAAGCCATTTAACTGCAAAGGTCGAGAGGTTTACTTTGCCACCAAATACTTCTTTGGGCGCTTTGGTGTTGATGTATGCCTTGACGGAATGGTCAGTTGGCCATGGGAAGACTTCGTACTGGCCGCGTAGATTCCATTGGCGTTGCCATCCTGAGAGCGGATAGTTTAACGGGATGGCCGACTGTATGTCTGAAACAAGCCCAGACGTTACGCGCTTGTAATCCTTAGTGATGTCGCGACGGAGAGCCTTGTCAATCTTGTTGAGATCCTTAAGCGCTTGACCAAGGCCGAACACTTCAATTCGTGCTTCAATGCCGCCGGCTGAGTCTCTCATTTGTGTCCTTTTTTGTTTTGGTCATTAAGGACTCTAATGATTGTGACCATGTCGCGTGTGTCAAACGTGTCGGCATAGAAGGTCGGCGACCAGCCTGTCGCGACTACCAGTTCGGCTAGTTGCCGTCGGTAGCCGCGTCCGTAGGGTTTGGATCTGTGACGTCTTTGTGATCGGTAATTTCCATGTCTGGGTTTTCTTCAAGCCATTGCATGTAACTCTCGGGAAGTTTCTCGCCCTTGACCTTAAGCAATATGTGCGCCCAGCAAGCAAAATCTCTCATGCCAACACCGCGGCCGTCGGTAAAACGACGGTTCTCTATACGCTCCCATTCGGCAATAACAAACATGGTTGTCGTAACAGTTTCAACTGTGTCGCCGCGCTTAACGTCTAATTTAATCTTTGCCATGATGCTCCTTGTGTCGGGCCGAGGACGGCCGTGATTATGGGTTTGTTGTGTCTGCGCTGTAAACGCCGCCCTGTAGTTCTATATCAATTACTTGCAACTCACCGAGGGAGGCGTTAATGACAGGTAATTCAGATAGGTAACAGCCATCTAAAATAAAGCCCGGATTCGTTGTGCCGTCAACGGCTGACGTTGGGTTTACTTTGACAACGCATTTTGTGCCGACTAATGGGCTTAATTTTGCGTAAGTCTCATCGGCTGCAAATGATAGATACATCGTCAAAGTTAAAGAGTTTGAGAACAAGCCCGACGTGTAGGTGCGCGATGTCGATCCGAAGGCCGTGTCCTCTAAGGGTTCCGCAACGACGGTGAAGACTGCTGCTGTCACTTGGTCGGACAGGTCAGATAGCGATCCGATTGCGGCGCCGATTTGGACTTTTGGGTTTGAGAGGATTGTTGAGGTTGCCATGATTGCTCCTTGAGTAGTGGTTTTAGTTTGACATAGTTTCGGTCGCTAGGTGTGGATTACGCCGTTTGGACTTGGGTCGCGACGGTAAGTTCGTATGCCGGCAGCATGGATCCGCCGATGTCGACGTTGGTGGGGCGGCCTGAGATGATGCCGATGTTGAGCGCGTACACCTGAGCGAGCATGTTGAGGAGGGACTTCTGGGCGTCTAAGTTGCCGGGGCCGAGTGTCACGATTTGGAGTGTGAAAGTAAGTTTGGCGATGTTGTAGTTGAAGCCGTCGATGGAGTCAATGTTTACAAACACGCACGGCGGAACTATGTTGCGCGGATCGTTGACTACTTGGAGCCCTGCGACGGTTTGGAGTTTGGCGACTAGGTCGTCGTAGCCCTCATTAAATAGATCGGTGTAGGTCGGGACTGGCACTAGGCAACCTGCGGACGGTCAATGCCTAACAATTGGCGGATCATTCCATTGAGGCCCATGACGGGAGCGGTTCCCATGGACTGAAAGGATGCAAAAGAATCCATAGATCCGCGCTGACGGTACAACGCGCCGCCGTACATGATCGTCCCAAGTTTGACATCCTGCGAAGGGACGGTTGTAAGGGAGTCGACATAGCCGGCTTCCATTCGTCGACGCCAACAGAATTGCGAAGCACTTGAAGCGCAAATGGTGAGGAACGTGGCATCGGCGCTGGTCGCTGTGCCTATCCCGAGCCAGTCCTCGATGTCGCTAGCCGAGATCCAAGTTGCTGTCGGGGTCGCTGTTAGGGTTCCCGATGCGGCTTGACGGGCTACGTCGGCCGCTGTACGAGCATAGAGAACTTGGTTCGGAATGGTGATGAGAGGGTTGAACTCTAAATCGCCTTCGTCGTCAATGCCGATGTATTCGTAAGACGGAAGCGATCGGATGGTGTATGTGCCATTGAACGTCGCGTCTACTGCTGCAACGGTGATCGACTGGCCGACCTCCAACTCCGCAGGGGTGAGAAGTTGAAGGACGGCGTAGTTCGACGTGAGTTGCTTACTAATGACCTGATAGACGGCCATAATGTGGCCTACCTTTCAGATCAGACGAATACGGCTTTGACGAACTTGGTTGGATCCATCATCAATGTTGCGAAGTAACCGCGGAAAGCGATTGTTCGTGACAAGGTTGATGGAACGTCAATCGAGATCGCGCCCTTCTGCTGCTCGAACAATTCGTATCCCGAAGCGTCGCCAATGATAAGCGTGTCTGCGGCAAAGTTGCGATCCACTACAACTCGCAAGCCGAATGCCATACCGTCTACTTGTCCCGGTGCAAGATTGCCAAATGCGTTCATCGGGCCCACCTGTGGGAACAACGGACGATCCGCTGTGTCGCTCAATTGCATAAGCGATCCCCACCACTCAGGGTTAACGAAGATGTGGGTCGGAAGGTTGCCGTTGCTTGAAGACAAGATTGTCTGTGCGGCAGTTGAGATCCACGACATCCAGTATGCAGGGTCTTGTGAAGATGTGGCGGTGAAGTTTTGTGTAACTGTTGCGCCTGTCTTCAAGTTGTCTGCTGCCACGTTGTCGGTCGTGTTTGCATAAATGCGGCCCATGTCGTCAAGCACCAAAGAAATGACTTCGGGTGTGCTCCAGTCGATTGATTGTTCGGAGAGGGTCACATATCCGCCGTACGTACCCTTCGTGACTTGACGATCTGTTACGACAAATTGTCCAGCGGTAAGTGCTGCGTTCTCTGCGCTTTGTACACCCTGACTGACATGGGTTGTCACTTCTGGCCTAATAAAAACCTTGCCTCCTTGGGGCATTGCTTTTGCGCCTACAGCATCCACCACAGGGCGCCGGCCAATAAAATTATTGTAGGTCGGTTGAACAATCGGCAGAGGTAACACTCCATCAATATCGCCCGTATCCACAAATGGAGCGGCAGCACGAATGCCTTCGCTCATTGCTCGCCATTGATCTCCGCCACACATGAACGCTGAAATGTATTCGGCGGCTGATGGCATTTTGAACTCGCGCTTTGCGGTTGCAAAAATAGTTTGTGTCGCGGCAGATGCTTCGACTACGGCTGGGGCTTCGACTTTTTCGTTCATTGTTTCTGTCTCCTGTTGAGGTGCTGCTTCTTCAATAGTACTTATTTCTTCTTCTTCGTGTGGGATACTCGCGGCGACTTCCAAGATGGGGGCGTCGAATGCGCCTTGAGCGACTACCGATAATTCGTCCCACCTAGCGGAAGTCACGACCATGACGCCTTCTTTGTCGTATTTGAACTTGAGTGGGGTGACTCCGACTGAGACTTCTCGGAGGGCGCCGTCGCTCGCAAGTACGAGCGCTTCCGAGCCGAGAGCGGTTTCGCTGATCCGTGCAGAAAAAAGCATTCCTTCTTCGGTTTCTACGCGCTCGGTGACTGTGCCGATTACTTTGCTGGAATCGTGGAACATCTGGAGGATCGGTGCGCGGCCGTCAACTGGAAGGGAGCCGGGGGCGAAAGCCACCATGGATCCGTCCGAGACTTTTGCGGGAGTGTTATATCTGACTGCAATTCCCGAGATCGTGCGGCGTGGCGTGTCGCCTGCGGCCGCGTCAATGGTGAATACTTCTGATCCGAATCTAATCATGGCGTGATCCTAATTTCGTGCGATTGGTGTTTGTGGGATATCTAAATCTTCTGGCATTTCACGGGAGTCGGACATATCTCCGCCAAGGTATGCCTCGGAGAGATAGTCCGAAGTGTCAAAGCGGACGAAGGTTCCGCGTGGAAGAACATTGTCGGAAGACAACGTGGAAGCGATGCACTTTGCTATTGGGGCACACGCGTACGTCCAGTTGTCAATACGAGATTGCTGGCTGGATTGGTATGAGTACGCGCCGATTGATACCGACAGAAGGAATGAGGGGACGCCAAGGAATCTGCCGAGGTCACGACTGGAATAATCTGCGGACTCAATCATCATCATTTTGTCTGGGGTTGCGTCGGTGGCAACGTACTCGATGAACTCATTTAGAGCGGCCGTGTTGTTTCCAGACGTGCGCGCGATATTGAACTGCTGAGCAAGGTCATTGAGTTCGGCCGAACTAAGCGGCTCCCCTCCTGTTTGTTTTAAGTATCCCGAAGGCAAGACGGACTGGCTCGCTCGGAGTCTTGATTCTTCTATGCGTAGCGCTGTTTCTACTGCACGGGCGCCGGCAGAGTTAAACGATTGCATCGGTGAGATGAATTGGATGACGTCACGCGGATCTAATTGAACGCCATTGAATACGATCTGTTTAGATGGGCCGAACCACAACGGGCCAGCCTGATCGAGTGTTGACACCATCGCGGCTGGGAGACGTGTGAAGTTATTTGGGTACCCATCGGCGGTGCGATCATTTGGATCTACATACCAGAAGGCCCGTCCTTCGAAAATGAGGTCATCGCAAGTAAAGGCAAGGATGAAGTCGTTTGGAACGCCTTTGTCAATTCGCGAAAGCCATGAGCGTGGAGCAAGTGTTACTTCTTCCATCTCATCGCCGTTCCACATTTCGCGATACATCTCTAGTTTTAATCCTGCGATGGTTGTGCAAATAAGGTCGCGGCTTCTTGCGACAACTGGGAGAGTCATTGCACGGGCTCTCCGAGTCCCGTCTGTGTACGACGCGAAGTAGCCGATGTTGTAGGACGATGCTCCGACGGCTGCCTTGATTGACGAGTCGGTCGTCGTTTCTAGTGGTTGCGATTTACTGAAGAACGCCATCCCTAGAGCATGACACATCTAGCGCGTTTATGGTGGCAACCGCTCGGAGGCGTTTCCGATCCCGACGAAAGGTAGGGCTCACGAACGGCTGCCGAGAGGATGCTAGTTCGGGACGATGACTAGTGAAGGCTTTTGGGTGACACGGTTTTGTGAGGCCAAGGTTGCCGACCAGATTAGGGTGCGGCATAACTCGATCGGGCCGGGTGACTTCTGGGATGAGACGGCAATAGAGCCTTGGGTTCGGACTAGGACGGCGCGCTGTACGTGTTCGGAAAGCATGGCTTCTCCCGTGTGTACAAGCCGCATTTCGTGGATCATGTTTTTGACGACTGGCGTGTACTTGAGAATCTCGCCGTATCCGACGACTATTCGGCGGCGGTCAAACGTGGCGGATTGTACGAGCACGTCGATTGTCGGGGAGAACGCAAACTTAACGGCTGGGTCTTTTGCAATTTCGGCTAGATGCTCCAATAGTTCTTTTTGTGTCTCGGCTGTAAAGGCCACGGAGTTTACGACGCGACCATCAGGCAATGAGACGGAGCGCGTGGCGAAGTAACGGGTGTCGTCCATTGAGGCTTCTACGGCGACGACTCCGCCGGCAGGAACTTCTCCTTCGTAGAGCAAGTCTGGCCATAGGCCGTGTGGGATCCATGAGTTTGCGGAGGCGACCCACATGTTTAGTGAGCCGCGCAAGAAGAGTGCTCGATCTGGGCCTTCGGATTCTTGGCGCAAAGTCTCGATCGTTAAGAAGTGTCCGATCGCTGGGTTGCCCCAATACCACGACGCCTCATGCAAAGGATCTAACGATGGCTCGGGCGACCATTCGGCAAAGTAGAACGACGAAGGCTTCTTAAGGTCAATGAGCCGAAGCGCATTTTCGCGGTGACGGATAAACAACTTGGAAGCCTCCGTGCCGGCCGTAGAAAACATGGCGGTCAGGGGTGAGCGCCTAGCGCGTTGAGCCGGCAAGAGTCCTGCTTCTACTTCGTCTGAGACATCAAACAATTCGTCAATGATTGCCAAGTCAATTGTCATGCCGTGGCCGACGGAAGGCCGCGCTGCTTTGACATACCATTTAGAGCCGTCTGGCATTGTCGCTTGATAGCGGCCGTAGGACATAATGACCTTGGCTCCGCATTGCTTTTCTAAGGTCGGTGCGATCTCTTCGAAGAGCATGCATGCAAGATCAAGACGATGCGATAGAGAGACGACTGTTTGCCGCTGGCCACGGATCTTCGGCATCTCGATCAACCAGAACAGGATGA